CTACCATCATCATTCTCAAGAGACTTGAACGTAGAGGCTACATGTAAGATTTTATCCATATTATTTCTCTTTTTTGCTTGACCCTAATTTTGATAAGGGATCTTTTTTAACAGACAGTTTAGGCGCACGTTTAGCCTCTTGAATACTAGCGGACTGTGCGATTAAAGCCATTAAAGACTCATCTTCTTGTAAGGCTGCTACCAGCATCTCGTAAGATCTAAAATGTTTTCTTAGTGAGCTACCTGCTATAGGCTGCTCCTTCGACTTAGAGTACTCCTCTTTCGATAAAATTTTTCCCTGTTCGATAAAAAAGCTACCTAACTTAGAAAGAACTAGCCTCTGTCTCTTTTTTCTTGCATTTTGTCCCATTAGTCTTCCTCTTCTGCGGGTCTTCCGCCCTGGTCTGGATTAGTTGCGGAGCCTGCTATATTTGCAGGAACGCGAATGTCTTGTGTATTATCAATCTTATCGAAACCTAATCTATCTCTAGCTTCTGCTGGAGTAATAATTCCGCCATTTACTAGTGAGGTGTAATATGCTGATTGATCTCTTAGCTCTGGCTGTAAAGCCGGAATATCAGTTGTATCTTCTTTTATCTCAAACCCAAAAAATCTTTCTAGAGCGTAGTTGATTTTTCTATTAATAGGAAGTATAGTTTCCAAATAATACATTCGCATATTTGGACGAATGTTAGCATTATTACCAGAGTCTAACATGAGGTACGGAATACCAAGTGCTTTAACTATGATCTTTTCGTTCTCTAAGATTGAGTTTTGAAAATCTAAGTCTTTGAAGTTTACATTCGTAAGGTCATCTACTTCTATGCCGCCATCTAAAATTAAAGGTCTTCGACCTCCAGTAGTAGGATTATATCTAGCAGACCAAGATTGTATCATTCTTTCTTTAATCTTTTCTGATAGAGTGTTAGGTGATTTTAGTACTAAACCTGGCACAGCTCCATTGTTGAAAAAGTTATCTTGAAAGTTACGCATAGATTTAATAATTTTCATTGTACGAACTGCGGGTTTTAAACGAGAAACACCACGATACATACTATGAAAAGAATTCTCTTTTATATGTATGATTTCGTTTGGAGAATAATCTACTTCGTTATAGGTATACCTGTTGATATAAGTTTTTGGGTCGCTATGTATAGTGACTTTGTCTGCAGGAATATGATATAAGTGTACACCATCAAAGTACATAAAAATATTGCCATCTAGTAAGTAGTCTGTTATACACTGTCTTTTGAAGGTACTAACATCTTGAAATAAGTTAGGCTCTAGATTAAGTAGTAAGTCTACCTTGGCGCGTTTTATATTTTTTGCAACACTTTTAGCTTTGGTAGGGCCTCCAACACGTACAGGAATCTCTGCAACGTCATCTACAATCATGTTTACGCCACGATTTACTATCTCTAGTTCTTCGTAATATCTTTCGTAGCTACCATGATCTTCTCTACTAGAAGTTATTTCTTGGAGGTATTGCTGGACAGGATTGAGCTTATAATGCATATCATCATTATCTGCTGCTTTATTCCCTAGGATATTATCATACCAAGCCATGTTTTTCTCTTTGAATTTTTACCCAGCGTTCCTGCTTAGAGGCAGTGCTTAAAAGTGGGTCTTTGCCATATATAGAGTGTAATTGCAAATGATGCTTATGACACAACGTGGCGGTATATTCATACAGCTCTGCGTCATGTTCTTCAATAAATTCTTCTCGCCATTCTAAGACGAGATAGGGCTCTAGCTTTTCTTGCTTGACCCATTTATCTAATAATCGAGTTAGGCTGTAAAAATGGTGGAAGTCAAGCTTTACGGTATCACCGCAAATCTCGCACTCACATCCTTTTTTGTATTTCGACTTCGCCTTATCTCGAATGTATTTTACTAAATCTCTTTTCAGTTCCATTTTCTTATCCAAAATTATAACCAGTTTGACATTTATTGTCAAACACTATTTTTCCTACCTACATTAAAACGTTCCACCACTGGTTTGAAATGAGTATAAAGCATAGCGAAGTGCATCCGCCATGTGCGATGCCATATTGTGTTTGGGTTTTTCTCTAACAAGGTTGGGATTATTGTCCCATTGATATGCGTCTAGACAAGCTAAAGTTTGTGTACATGCTTGATCTACAAATAAGCTGTCGTTATCCACTATAGCTGCTACATGTGCAATTCCATCTAGAACGGACTTCTTGGCATTTATAGTGCTAATATCATAATTTTGTGCTAAATCAAATCTAGTCTGTGCAGCAGCGGAATCTATATAAATATAGTCTATGTCCCACTTATCTATAAGCCTTTGTATCTCTATTGCATGTTGTTCGGTAGTGCGCTCAGAATCAAAATATTCATCTAGTAGGTGGAATGTCTCTTTATCCCAATCATACGCAATTACACAAAATGCAGTAGGATCTCTGTACCCCACATCTAGTCCTGCAAAGATGTCCATACCTCTAGGTTCAAACTTGTCATAGTTCTGTGTCTGAGTTTCAAAGTTAAAGCTCCATACCTGACCTTCATAAGTATTAAAGTCAGCCTCATACTCTTGCTTAAATTCTGCTTCTGACATTGACTTACGAGCCTCTAAAATATCAGATTCTGTCATTCTAGGGTTGTCTTTGTAGGTTGCCTTGATTGAACACCACTCAGGAAACTCGTCACTATATCCTCTATAGTAGAATTCTGAGAACCAGTTATTTCTACCACGAGGAGTGGATACGAATATTGCTTTGGAGTTAGGCTTATCAAGAGTAGGACGTAGTGCTACGTTGAAAGCATCTTTACCGTCAGACAGTGCTGCTTCATCAAATATGATGAGGTCGTAGCTTCGTCCAACACAGGAATCGACCTGATTGACAGAACCCATGCGAACATTAGACCCATTAGAAAGAGTAATAACTTTATCTTTTGCATTGTCTTTTGTGACCTCTAGATCAAAGTGCTTTATGAGACCCCGTTGTAGATCGAAAGAAATCTGAGACAAAGAGTAGTTTGGTGACATAATTAACACGTTGCAGTTTGGTATAAGAGTAACTAATTGACCAATAATATTAGCAATATACGTCTTGCCCTGTCTACGTGAAAGTGCTGCTACTATGAAGCGGTACTTAGGGTTGTTAACCGCATTGATCATAGCTATTTGCGATTCTAAGGGAGTTAGGGTTAACATATCTAGATATGGCTCTACCGGTACTTTTAGAAAGCGATCGGTAGAGCTTATATCCATTATTTCAGTACTAATTATATCTTTTCTGCTTACTTCAACTGCCATTTTTATTTACCTTTTGTTACGTTTTTTAGCTCTTTTGAAAGCTGCATGTGTGCTTCCTGCCATATAGACTTTATTCTTTCCTTTGCCATGAGAGTGAATGGCTCGTAGTCCAATGCGTTTTGCTGCTTTTCGTGCAGCTCGTTTAGTTTTATATCTCATTTCTTTTTCCTCCTACGCAAGTCATTATCTTGTGAGTGACCTCTTCGAATAAACGAGTTAACTCTTCCCATTGCCCATTGTGCCATGCCTACTCCTGGTCGAGATCCTGAAGTTAGGAAGGCTCCCTGACCTCTACGGTAGACTTTTGCTAGCATGCCATAAGTAACACTTTTCTTGTTCTTTGCTTTTTTTCGTAAAGTAGCTTTAGTAGCGGCGCTTAGTGGTTTTCTTTTTCTTCCTGACGACTTTCTTTTTGCTGGGGCTTTTCTTTTTGCTGGGGCTTTTCTTTTTCTTGACGGGGCTTTTCTTTTTCTTGCGGCCAAGTTCAACTCTCCTTTTAATTAACGAACGTGGAATAGTTTTCCCTTCTTTCGCTAGCTTTGCTATTCTCTTGATTAGCGTGGATAGTTCGGATCTCTTTGAGCCAGAAGTACCAGATAAATATTTCTTTGGTACTCCTGATTTTTTATCTTTAGCTACAGCTCTTACCATTTTACTTTATCCGCCCAATATGCTGCAGACATTTTGCCTTTAGCAATATTCTTAGCGTGACGTGCTTTAAACGAACGACGCTTTGCCTTCATAGCCGCTGATTCTCCTGCTTTTGGCTTACCAGCAGTTTTGGCTCCTTGTTGTCCAAAACGAATAGTCTTAATTTTACTACCAACCTTTGCTACAACAATGTGAGATTTCTTTGCGTGACCTGGTGTGCGTTTAGGCTTATTATACCCAGAAACTTTCGCGCGCTTTAAGCGAGAGTCTTTTTTACGGGCTTTACGTTTAGTAGCCACGTTTTTTCTTACCCTTTTTCTTTTTCTTCTTTTTACCTGAATGATAAGGCATATTATCCTCCTAACGGGCTTGACGCCGCGTCTAGACCTTTCCAAAGATCATCTACTTCTCTCTTAAATGTTTTTACGTCCTTTTCGAAATCCTGTACATCTTCTAAACCTTCTTCTACTT